TGTACTTAAAGATCTTTGGTGATGGTGAAATTGATTTCGATAACTTTGAAAAGTCTGCTAAGATATTAGAGTTCTTAAAAGAACAAGAACCTAACAAACGCAAAACCTTAATGTCAGCACTTGTTGTTATATGTAAAGATCCCAAACCATATCGCACTCAAATGTTAGATGATATTAAGGAGACTGCGATCCAAACTGCAAAGCAAGAGAAAACACCTGAACAGGAAGAACATCATATTTCACAAGACGCTCTTCAAGCTAAATTTTCTGAACTTGGAATGGAAGCTGCACACATCTATAAAAAGAAGGTATTAACCATGGCTGATTTACAAAAGATCCAAGACTTTATTATTCTTGCTTTATTTCATTTAATTCCACCTCGTCGTGCTCAGGATTATACAGAGTTTAAAATTAAAAATGTAGATAAGGAAAAGGATAATTATTTCGATGAACGAGTTAATGACTTTGTCTTTACCAAGTATAAAACTGCGAAGTTTTATGGTGAACAGCGCCTGCCTATTGGTAAGGATTTGAAACTCATTATAAAAAAATGGATTAAAGCTATTCCTACGATTACGGAATATTTATTGTTTGATACAAATGGATCTAAACTAACAACTGTTAAACTGAACCAGCGTCTCAATCGTATTTTTGGTTCTGATAAAGGTTGCAGTGTGAACAATATGCGGCACTCATACCTTTCTGATAAGTATCAAAGTAGCATTAAAATGAATGAAGACATAGCAAAAGATATGACTGATATGGGGTCAAGTATTTCGCAATCTAAAATTTATATAAATAAAGAATAATATATAAATCAATTCTTTAGGAATAAAGTAATAATCAAATTAATATTAAAGTATTTGAATTTTAATATTAATGTATAATATAAAGATGCTCACAAATTTTCAGCTTATCGATCTAGCCAAGGCAATGAAGTATCCTCTAGAAAAAGTCTGTTTCAAAACTGCTTTATGTAATGAGCCATTAAAATATAATTGTGGTTATATAATTAATATTCAAGATGAAGAAAATGAGACCACTGGTGAAGACAATGATGGTTCACATTGGACAGCATTATATGTCGAGAAGCATAAAAATGGTAAAATCCAGCCTTTCTATTGCGACTCTTATGGTGCTCCTCCACCTGAAGAAGTCAAGCAGTTTGTTGGCTGTTATGTCCCCTATTCAACAAAAGATATTCAAAGTATAATGAATGATTGTTGTGGGTTCTATGCTACTTCTTTTTTGTTTTTTGTTAGTTCATCTAAATTTAGAACTCATAATATTTATCAGGATGCAGAAACATATTTAGAATTGTTTAAAGATCTAAACTTGTCGCATGATTTCAAGCAGAATGAGTGGATGCTACAGCAGTTTTTTAGTAATAAAGATTTTGCTGATAAATTGAAGGCAACTTAAAACTATAATTAATTATTAATTGTTATATTAATAATTGATTTATATTTGACTTTTAAAAATAGAGTAAGAGAGAACAATAGGTGGACATCAAAAGACAATTGCCTTTTATAGTTTGTCACCTATTATTTCTTTTATCAATAAAATTCTTAAACACGGCTGCCGCTTAACACATCCACTGATATCGTTTGCTCATAAGCAAGAAAAATTACAAGATCAATAGCTTTGCCAGACATATTCTGCCCCTGTATGCTGACAGATTTAGGAACAGCTTTTTCTACATCAAGACAACGCGCAACATTGACAAAGTAATAGTTGTAAGCAGTTTCGAAATCTAACTGACCAATGAGACCAGAAGTTAATCCATCCGTTTCATCACCATTAATCGCATTGCATCCAGAAAGTTGCTCCATGAATTCTTGGTAGGCATAACGCTGAGTGTTATACAAAGCATTTGCACCTGAAACCACCACTTGGAACTGAGACAACAAACACAAAGGAGAAGTCACACCACATCCAGCTCCATCGAAAGGAGAAGTCAAAGGAGAAATGCCACTATTAGCCGCAGCAGTGAAATAGGGAAGTACCAATACTTTTGTAATATTAGCAAGACCGTTTGTGATCAAGTTATTAAAAAGACCAGCAGATGCCACATTGAGCACTTGGTATTGATAGATATCCTCATACACAATCTTCTTAATAGGAGAACCAATGTAAGCCATTTCGTAAGCAGGAGAAAACACATATGAAGGCACATTGAGAGTGATGTTACGAGACATAGGTGAAGATGTAACACCGACTACTGCTGTCTGCGTAGTAAGCACTGAAGCACCCACAGCTAAAGACAATGTATAAGCACCAACTGGGAAAGCAGCAACGGATCCGTTTGCCGCGGCCGCAGAAGCAATTTGAAGAGGGGATACACCTCCAGAACCAACCTGCACGTTGGAAACAGATAAATTCGCACCAATAGCAGAAGACGCGAATGAAACCACAGAGTTATTAAGTTGCAATGTAATCTTCAAAAATGTTCCCTTAAGTAATGGAATTTTCTCGAATAAATGATGTAAATGGCGCAACTTGACCTGGCCGTTAATAGCCCACTGAACTTCACCACGAGCCGCAGCACCATCGTTAGTCTTGCTAAAGATATGAGATTTATAAATCTGAGCAACATTCGCAGTGCTCAAAAGAGTAGACCAAGCATCAGCAGTAGGAGCAGTCAAACCTGCAGGATCAAAATTGATATATTGCTGTCTCTTAATCATACCAGAATTACCAGTTACATAAGAATTAAAAGCACCAGTCACGACGGTAGAAGGTGTACCATTTTGAGTAAAACAGGTTCCAATACCGTTAATCGATGCTGCCGTTGTAAAAATGGCACTCAAAGCATCATCAGGGGCAAATCCCATTGAAGAACCCTGAGTCACAATATCATTAACTGATAAACTGGTCATGAGTCTGAATGTATTGTAAAGACCTTGAAAATTTGTTTGCTGGATAACAGTCACACCATTCCAGTCCACTTGAATAGAATGGAATATGGAACCAAACCAATTTTTCAGACCACATGCGTAGTCACAACTGGTTGCCGCAGTAGCAGGCGCAAATGCTAAATTGTTTGTATCACTTGTAAGCGTCATAACCATGGGAATTTGTAAGTAAGCTTCACGATAAGACATGAAGCGATTAGAATTAGAAAGCTGACTGGTATCAATCACACACTGATTACCAGAATACTGTCCATTTTGATTGTCAAGAATTGACAACCAATCACGCTTAATAAAGACGGTTGGGGAACCTTCAGTTTGAGAAGATAGATCGTAAACGAGTTGATCAGCCATTTATATAATTACATAATATTAAAATTTCCACCTTTCTTTTTTAATAAAGAGCAAAGCCCTTTATTAAAAACAAACCTGGAGGGAAATTCCTCCCTAAATTTCCTAAATTGTGCGAAGCAGTTTGCTTCATACTTTTTAAAGTATGATTACATTGAAAACTTAATATTAGCTGGCTTCGATTTCTTTGTCTTAATCATTAGTTTCTCTAACTTCTGATTAATTTGTTCTAAACCTTTTCCAGAATAAGCAGATTCCTCTTCTCCTACACTTTGCAAACCTCCTAGAGTATGTCCTAAAAGGAATGATTGTCCACCACTCATTGACCTAGGTTTAAATGCTCTACCATGTAATTTACCCATTTGAAATGCTGGCATTTATACATTAGGCGCAGATTTTAAAATAGAATTAAATCTCATCAATGAAGATAGAAGTCCATTAATGCTTGTTAGTTGTTTCGTTATATACTTTGCCTTGATAGGATCATCTGTCTTCTCGGTAATTAAACTCATTTGATGTTTTGCTAGACGTTGTATAAAATCTGAAACTGATTGCTCATTGATTTCGTTAAAATTCATTTATATAATTAAGCAATATTTTAAATTAATTAATCTTTAATATATTCCTTAATTAACGACGATTATTAATTCCACTAATTTCTCTTATCGCAAGAATTACTGTCATTTGGGGATCAAGAATAGGCACTATTGCTCCCGTAGGCGTAGTAAGTTGAATTCTTAATTCAGAGTATGTTCCTGAAGTAAGTTTATTCCAACTAAATTCTGGTGGTCTTTCGACAATTTGCTCACCTATCGCTACAGTTGGTGTTACTGCATAGATACAAGTTGAAGGATTTGAATAAATATTATTAATATTACTGGTATTTAAGATAAGCGTAGGAGCAGGTTGTACTTGAGGTGAGGTTATAGAAGTATAAGAGTTTGTATCTGGATATGCAACGCCTAAATCTCTAGCTGAAATAAAGGTAGAAGCAAACCCAATAATTAAATTAAAATTAGCAGGAGTCGCAACTTGGGGTTTAAATGTCTGTGTAATTGGAAATACAATCCCTGCAGGATTAGTGTAGCCCACTGGAAGCGCAATTGGAAACTGATAAGTATTTAATTGAATTGCGTAAAGATTGGGATTAACAACCATATTAAAGTAATAAACATTTTGTCCAGATGCGTTAACGAGATAATGTCCATTAGCTATCATCACATACTGACAATATGAATTAATATCAGCAATCTCGTATAGACCATCTGGAATTGTAATAGTATAAGTTGTTACCACATTAACAGAACTTTCCCAAGTATAAGTAAGAGTATTGTTACCATAGAGAGAAGCATCAATATTACGCCACGCGTAGAACATTGCAAGACTACTAAGAGCAATTTCATGATTTGGGAAGGAAACTGAATTAGGAAATTTATAAAGCAAAGTGGTATTGTTAGAACCAGCAACAATGTTAGAGCGAGTAAAGATGATATTGGAAGTAGCCATTTATATAACTATAGGTTTTAATTTATTTCTTTTATTTCTTTGAAATCTTCTTAAGTATTATGTTTTTTGGTTTTGTTTCAGCAATTGTTGGAGTGAAACCTAAAGCACTTTCTACTTGAGATCCACCTGTATAAAAAGGTACTGTATTAGATTTCATTTGGTTCTTTGCTGTAATAGAAGGTGTAAACATCACTGGTGAGTAGCCTGAGTTCATCGTATATATTAACATTATATTTTAATACCCAAGAGCAGCTAGATCTAATAGAATGGCATGTCCATCCTTTCTTAAAATCTTATCTGCATGAATTAATTTCACAAGCAAAGTTTTAAATTCCTTAATTAGTTCCTTAGAATTATTACCGGCAATGATCTGCCCCTTCAAAATAGTAAAACGATTGAATTCTTGTTCATCCTTACTCTTATTAGGTCTGGGGATCGAATCGATCCCCTCAGCTTTTGACATTTTGAAGACTTTATACATTATGTCTTTGTCACTATCATCGAGTTCAGTTAATTCATTATGTGATGGAAACCCATGTCCTTGTATAATTTTATTCAATAACTTACCAAGCTTAGGTGAAATCGACATTTGAGGCAACTCCATAATTTGTCCACCTTTTACAGTTCGCATTAAGAGCATATTATCACGCAACTTATGTTTATTAATCACATATTTACCAATAGGGATATAACTAGCTTCCATCTTTAAGCCCTTTTCAAAATCAATATTATCAGGCTTTACCATTAGAGTTGGTTTAATTATTTTTTTAGTCACAAGACCACATCCAAAGCTAATTCTTTTATCAGCTTTTCCTTTTTTAAGTCCAGTACCACCTATTTTTGCATTAACAAATTTAAAAATATCAACAAGAGTTTGCTCTTCTTTTGGCTCATTACGATTCATAACATCTTTAAATTCTTGGTATTGCGATTTTGATAACTCTCCTTCTATTATATTCAAACGATCCATATCTTCTAGAATACTTCTTTTATCAGGATAATCTGATTTTGTAAAATCATCTAAAGTTAGGGTTGCAGACCATTCTCTAAACGCAAATGGTCCTAATGTTTTGGGAACCTTTTTACTTTTAGGTCCAACTTTAAAGACTTTTACAGGAGCTGGTTCTACAACAGCTGCCTCTACTGGTTTAAATTGTCCTGATTTAAAAGCATCAATTGCTTGTAATAGAGTAGCTTTATTCATTTTTTCAATTTCAGTTCTTGATGCTGGAGGTATTGTTCCTTCTAATATTTTAATTTTTAACCAACTTCGAAGTACAGATAATTTTAAACTAGCAATTTTATCTATGGTTATATTTGGATCTTCAATAAAAACTACAGCTTCAATATCAGCTTCACTTATCTTTTTTGTTGATTTTGTTATAGGGATACGCTCGATTGCTGAAACCTTTTCTGGTATCGCAGTTTCATAAGCTGCTTTTTTTTGTTCAGCAATTGCCTTAGCTTGTTCAAGTTGCGCTGTATCATCTCTAGTAATAAGAATGTCTCTTATAATTCTAGAAAGAACATCAGGCACTTCTTTCCCTCTAGCTTGCTGTAATTGTTGTGTTAAATTTTGTAAAATTGCTCCGGAAGCAATTGATGAAAATCCATCATTCAGTGCTTTCTCAGCTGCTGCTTTATCAATTGGGTTCATTTTATCGAGAGCTGCAATATCTCCTGGAGTTAATAATAATGAATCAAGAGATGACACTGCTGTTAACGCAGTTGATTTCATAGACGGTGGAACCACTCCTGCTGGTAAATTTTGAATTGTAAAATTCAATTCTCGTAACTGATCCGCATTAGGCATGAGACGCATTAGGTCTCTCATTGATAAAAGTAATTCTTCAGTAGTATGACCAGAAGAAATTCCCTTTTGAACTGACAAACCATTTATGTAGTCACGCTTATAACGCTGAAGCACTTCATTAAAAAGTGGTGCTAAAATTCCAGAAGCAAATTTCTGTTTAATCATCTTACTAAAATCACCCCATGCTATACCTAAAAATAGAACATCTTCATCAGAAATTGTATTCATGATTTTACCTGCTTCAGCTCCGTCAGTGATGTCTAAAAGAGCTTGTCTTAATACTTTCTTTTGTTTATCGATATCTAAAAGTTTTTCAGCTACAGTTCGTGTATCAGATGGTTGTATTGGTGGAGCTCCAGTTGTTTTTAAAGTATCAACTGCACCTTCTGTTTTTGCTAAATTATCTATTTGCATTTGTAAATTTGCCATGTATTCATTGTAGACTTTACGCCGATCTTGTGGTTGACGAATGTTAAATGGATTCATTATATAATTAGTTTATATAATAAAATTTCCACCTTTGAAAAGGTGGAGGCAAACTGCTACGCACAAAAAGGAGGGGTCGTAGGGGAACCTTGGTTCCCTACTTATATTCAGTTGTAGAAATATCTGTATCTTTTTCAAGAAGTACTGGAAATGTATTCGTATCTTTAACAAAAAGATTTGTATAATCTAGCTTCGCAGATAACTCAGGATCAAACAATTCTTCATTACAAATAATTTGAAAATCAGCTATCAATACTTGTAGCCAATGATCACATTGAAGTTTTTGATAAATATAAGTATTAAGCCAATCATTTGCAATACGCTTTTGCTTTAATGATAACTGTAGCATATTTGTCTGAATATGGTGACCACACTTTACCATTGCTAAAGCACGAAGTCTTTCAAATATCTCAGGATTTTCATAATCTGTTTTGCAAAAGGGCATCTATATAATTAAGCTGAGATTATTTATTTAATTATTAATATTAAAATATAGTTTAATATTAATGTCGACTGAAATAATTATTTATTCTTGTTTAAGCTTTGTTAGTTTATCTCTTGCTCTAGGCTATATAATTAAGTATAGAACAAATGATACTATAGATGATGCTATACCTTATGTTGAGAAACACTCAGTTGAAATAATTATTCAACAAGAAACAATTGCTGCTTTATAGATCGAATAATTCTAACTCAAGAGCAATTACATATTTCTTATGCTCTTTACTTTGTTCATGTCGATTTTTATTAATAAGACGGCATAAAGTTCCACAGGGACAAACATAATCGGCTTGCCATTTTTGAGAATGTTCAATGCGTTTATCTTTGGTATATGTTTTAAGCTCCTCTTCTGTTCTTATTGGATTTGATTTGTTCACAACAGTACCTCCTTCTATTCGAGATTGTTCTAACCAATGCCTTTCTCTTAAAAGTATTTCAGTTTTATTGTTAGCTGTTAAAGTCTCTAAGACTTTCAAGTCATAATTATTTCTATCAATAATTTGTTTTGACATGCATTTATTATTAGATGATTTATGCTGCTCCAGACGATACTCAACGTGCTTTGAAGTAGAACCAATATACATTTCTCCAGTTATTCTACAGACAATTGCGTAAATATTTCCAATCATAGCCATTTATATATTAGTATGAGAAAAAATCCTACGACTGAACGAAGGTTTTCCTAAAGTTCTCCTAAATAATTATATCTATTTATTCCTAGATATAATTGTTCCTTTAGCGATAGAAGGTTTCGATCCTCCGACCTCGTGGTTATGGGCCACGCACGCTCCCTCTGCGCCATACCGCTTTAAGTTGCTAAATTCTATAAATTCTATGATTTCTCCTTAATATTGCTGTTCGAATTCAGGGCAGACTACTCTACAATATAGTATGAGATTATTTCTTTAAGCCCTTTTCCTTAATACTTAAGAGAATTAAACCAAAGGTTATTTAATTTTAATATCATTCTATGGTATAATGGCTATAAATCTATCTTACATTCATACCAAGAATACTTTGCTTGTAGCCGAGCAAAAATCATCTGTTAGTAGTGCTATTGTTGCTAAAGTTCAAGAGCTTGATAATTATGAAAAGCTCAAATTTGATACTGAATTATGTGTCTTTATCTGTCGGTGTATTGAGAATGCTTTAGAATGTAAAAAAGTAGATAAGAAGAAGCTTGCATTTGAAGTTTATGACAAACTCTTTGAAATGTCAAGTGATGATAAGCAAATTATTTCAACTCTGATTGACTTTTTGTGTTCTAATAAGCTCATAAAAAAAATGAATACTGTTAAAAAGTGGTCTCGTCTTACTAGTGATTTTTTTTTAAAAAGATTATAAATGGTTTAATCAATTTTATATGGGATAAGTTTACTGCTCGTAGTATTTTTATTCAAATGGTAACCAATCATTATGCTAACTTTATTACTTATGTTCTTGTAAATAAGATTGGATTAAACTTTTATGTTGTATCCTTGATCCTCATTTTACTTTAAAGCTTTTACAGCATCTTGTCTATCTTTTTGTCTTTTAATATACTCTGCTTTATGATCTATATAATACTGTTGTAGGTACAGTTTTCGTTGTTGAGTTATATCTTCTTTATGAACTTCACGATACTGTTTTTGATATTGAGTTATCTCTTCTTTATGGTCTTTCTGATATTGTTTTTTATACTGACTTATATCTTCTTTATGGTCACACGAATATTGTTTTTGATATTGTTTTTTATATTGTGTTATTTCTTCTTTTACTATAAATGGTTTTGACTTATTTATACATTCTAAATCATCATACCATTTGCGCTCACACATTCTTAGCTCATCTCTACTATTTACAAATATAGTTTCAAGCAATCCATATTTGTAATCTCCACGTTCTATTATAGTTTTAGAATAACATCTATTTGTATTTGTTTTAGTTTTAGATCGATGTTCTACCATACGCTTTGCTACAGTAGGATGGAAAGTGCTACCAATATATCTTTCACTTGTAAGATTGCAAACAATTTCATAAATTAAACCTTGCTTAGACATACTGTTCTATACTGTTTTATACTGTTATGTCTTTAAGTCATTTATAATTTAAATATTAATCTCAAGATTAATATATAATGGTGTATCAGATTAAACCATATACTTTAACAAGAGCCGCTGAACTTGGTCTTATTATTCATCCAAGTGACAATCCAAAATACAAGCTGGAAATTTATGATGGAACTACAGGTCATTTTCTTTATTATGGAGGCGACTCTCAATACAGCGATTATCCTAGCTATTTAGAAACACATTCAAAAGCATTTGCTGACACACGCCGACGACTGTATCATGCAAGACATCAGAAGGAAATCAATGATGTTGGCTCAAGAGGCTCTGTGATCGCTTACTTGCTTTGGTAACTTCTGGATTTTAGTCTCAGGGGGGTCCCTTTGATATTGCGGCGACATTCGAATATGTCTTAGTTAAACATGTTAAAAAATTAGTTGGCGTCTTAGTCCAGACCATAAATATATAACGACCTCTCCATTCTTTTACAGCACATGTCGTTAAGGATTGTAAATAGAAACCCAATGCTTTCATCTTTGCGATTCGAACCGGTGTCAAAGAATTGAAGGCATAATCTGAAACTAAAAATGCTATACCTTTTTTGGCTCTGGCAGCAAAATAGAGTAATAGTGGAAAGATCGCATTCTTTAAAAGGAACTGCCGTTCCTGGATAAATACTCCATGCTTTTTTTTAATTTCAAAAGGAATTTTAAATGGTGGATTTGTTATGACCCAATCATATTCCTTGTCATAATCTTTGTAACATCTTCCTCGAGTTATCTCAGACCAATCCTTTCGCAAGCTCACGGGAAACGCATTGAAGAAAGCATCTTCTCCTGCAAATGGTTCATAGCATCGATCGCTTGCTTCTAGTGGAACAAATTGCATTAAATCTGCTGCTAACTCCGCTGGGGTTTGGTGAAACATGTACATGTCTGATCCTAGTTCGTATCCTGACTTATCCATTATAATAATTATTAATATTAAAATTAATTATTATATTATTTCTGTCTAAACAAGTTTTAGATCAATCAAACTAACAAACTATGCTTGTTCCCTTTTGTCCATGGTCACTTTCTCAATATAAGGTATCCCTTCTTCCCTTCCCTCCATATATGCGCCCTAGGAATGTTTCGCAATGATTCGCTTCTCTTCTTCCCAATCATCTTCATCGATTAATTCTTCTTCTGTATCTAATTCATCATCTCGTAGATGATATAGGTAGTAATTCTTTGACACTATTCTATAGTTTCGATCCTTATCTTTTATTAACATTTCTTGTTTATTTAATTTGAAATATTGTACCTTTTCTTTTTGCTGTCTATCTATCACTCTATAACAATATGCTTCTAATTTATCTAAATTTTGTGTCCAATATGTTTTCATTTATATTATTACTTAATATTATATCTCTATATCATCTTTTAAGTAACAAAGTAAGGAGTGCTTATCTAAAATGGGAATATTGATATCCTTACTACTTATACTGTGTATACTTTGTTTTGTTTTGTTTTGTTTTGTTTCCTTATATTGAAAGTGATGAGTGAGGAGTGAGGAGTGGTTTTGGGTTTGATAAGGAAAGTGAAATAAAAAAGGGAAAAGTATCAAAAATGATTTTTATTCTTTTTTAATTGAAATATATGGCTAGCTGTCAAAACCACTCCTCACTCATCACTCATCACTTTCGTAATATAAGGATATCAATTTCTTCATTAATAATAAAGATACATTTATTATCAATCATATATGGTCTTAAATTTTTATTCACAATCTAATTCTAAATTTGGATCTGAACTATTATCCATGATAATATCATTTAATTCAAAATGGTTTCTTAGTTTAACAATTTTAAAGATTTTAGTCTCTCCTTTGTTAGTATGCTTACCTTTTTCAATTCCAGAAATATTTAATCGTTTCATTCGAACTCCAAATGCTTGTAAAGTTAAATTGTATTCTAATTTACATTTTTTACACCATGCTATAAATAAATCAAATAAGTCTTTACCATGCTTTTCAACAGAAATTTCGTAATAATTATCAAGAATAAATGATTTAAGCCAACTTTCAATAGGTGACACACTTGCATCTTTCATGTCATTTTGATATTCTGTTTGAGGCATTGGAATTTTACCAAAGTCTTTCATTCCAGGAATATTTTTGAAATATTCATAAATTGTTTTAATTGCATTAACATCTTTCAATAAATCGTCATACCATACATCAAAGTAAATCTTATTACCAATTAATTCATTACTAGAAGAAATAATTAAATTTCTTCTATCATCTTTGGAAGTTTTAATAGGATCTTCATTATTAGTGGTTGCAATAAATCGATGGAAACTTTTAATAGCATATTGTTTGATACCTTTTTCATTTATAGTCATTCTAGGATTTGTAATAAGACCTTTAATTTGACCTTCACATTCCATACTTTCTTTGCGACTAAGTTCATCCAAATTAATAAGAAATGTATCAGCCATTCTACCGTTAAAATCGCCCCAAACATCTCGTGATGGATGAGTTGTTTCAAAATATTTTGTATCACCAATCATTGCACTTAATAAATTCATTAAAGTGCCTTTACCAGCTCCTTGTTTTGAAATAAGAGTAGGGCAGATAGATTTAATTTCAGGAAATTGTATCATTTGTGCGATCCATGCCTCCAAATAAGAAGCAACAGATTCATCATTACCACAAAGAATTTTAATAAGATTTCGGGTTATAATAATAGCATTAGGTCTTTCTTTCCAATCATCTTTATCAATTAATTCCATTGCAAAAGGACGCCATGTATTAAAAATATTAGTAGGGCATTCATCTTTATTTGGGAAACAATCAATATCATCATAGCATCTTTGAGTTGGATTATTTCTAATCCAATCATTGATAAAATTTATTTCAACAATTTCATCATCTTTATTTAATTTTTGAAAAGTTAAATTTTCATAAGTTGTAATAAGGTGCGTCTTACTCATAATAACTAATCGATTAGGTTCTTCTTTTATAAAAAATCCTTTATTATTAATTTTACAATGTGTTAGTTCAAATTTTTTAGATACTGCTTCAAACGATTTATCATCAGAAATTTCTTTTTTATTAATAGTTTCTTTAACAGCATAATCCTCAGGAATTTGAATGACTTGTGAATGTTCTTTATAACAGAAGATCATATTTAAACCAGCAAATTCTTCATTAACTGAGACCATAATATCATTTAATAATTTCTCATTTTCATATAAGTTACCATACATCATAAGACCATCGAACATCAAAGCACAAATTTCAACTTGATTAGAATTACAAACTGAAATGACTTTTTGTAAAATTTTGTTCTCAAAGACACAAAGGATGCGATTGATAGCAGAACCAAGCCAATTATAAGTTCTTACAGAAGGAACACTATCAGCAATATGCTTGTAGCATTCTAATGCTGTGACTTCTTTTTGTATTCGTTTACATTCCTTGTCAAAATCTTTAAAAAAAGGGTCTGAAATTTTCTTATTGAGTTTATCATCATTGACAGCTTTTAAGAAGGCAGTTTTACCATCAGAACCAAAATTAGTTAATACTTCATCACGATGATCGACATACCAAGATAGATTAGGGCAAGCAATTTCATTTAATTGACAGATATATTTGAGAATAACAGGATGAGCATTCTTCATATCAATATCAGTAGAAGTATTTCTTAAAATGATACCACGAATATCTTTTGGAAGCCCTTGAATTGAATTTCCACAATAAAGACGGCCACCAACTTCTAGAGGAGTAGTCTGAGTGTAGCTATAAACTCGTTTAATTTCGCCTCTGGTCTTAATGTTAGAGTAGCAGAAGGATTTCATCATTTCAAATTTCTGTTTGCGTTCGTCTTCATTCTTGCAGTTGGAAGAGTATTGTTTAAAGGTTTTCAGATCCATTTCATTCAAAAAGTTGATTTCTCTTAAAGGTAGGCGTTCAATCAATTCCATTCTATATAATAACTAAATATAATAATTTATGTCTAAATCCTTTTAATTCAATTTAATATAATTAATTACAATTATATTAGATATATTCCTAAATAATAATAGGTTCAGATTGTTGTTTCTTTAAAGCTTGTCTAGGTTTGATTACATTATTATAATATTCTTTCCGTTTTATAACCTGTTCTGGTGTAGTTTTAAATTCATTGTAATAAGCATTTTGTTTGTCTAAATATTCACGGTATTTTATAGGATCTTCCTCTTTCATTTGTTTATAATATTTATTGCTATAGGCGCAATTTTTCTCAGGATGAGCCTTCTTCCATTTCTTACACGCGTCTTGGTGTCGTTTATGCTGATCAACTATTTTTTGAATATCAGGAGTTAAATTAGCTAAAGTATTCATTCTATAATATAATATAATATAATAAATAATCTTTAAATCAATATTATTATAAAGACATAGTATAGGATGACTAACATAGTTATCGAACCACTATTAACTCCTGACGATAATCGCTTTGTAATGTTTCCAATCCGATCTCCAGATATATGGCGAATGTATAAGAAACAAGTAGATTGTTTCTGGCGAGCTGAAGAGATTGATCTAACAAAAGATTTGGCGCATTGGGAAGCTCTCAGTAAAGATGAACGCTATTATATTTCAATGATTTTGGCCTTCTTTGCAGCATCAGATGGAATTGTTCTAGAGAATTTGGCATTACGATTCTTAGGTGATATTCAATCATCGGAAGCACGGGCATTCTATGGGTTTCAGATTGCGATGGAGAATGTGCATTCAGAAACATATTCGCTTTTAATTGAGACTTTGATAAAAGATAAAGAAACTAAGAATAGGCTATTCAATTCAATAGAATGTTTTCCTTGTATCAAGAGGAAATCAGATTGGGCACAGAAGTGGATACATGATACTACAAGCTCATTTGCTGTTAGATTAGTTGCGTTTGCTTGCGTCGAGGGTATATTTTTTAGTGGCGCATTTTGTAGCATTTATTGGTTAAAGAAACGAGGATTAATGCCAGGATTAACTTTCTCAAATGAACTTATAGCTAGGGATGAGGCATTACATACAGAATTTGCCATTTTATTACATAATCAATTGTTAAAAAAAGTATCTCAATCTCAGATCCATAAAATTATAAAAGAAGCAGTTAATATTGAAACCGAATTTATATGCGAGGCACTTCCATGTAGGTTAATAGGCATGAATTCTACTTCAATGACACAATACATTCAATTTGTAGCAGATAGATTATGTTTACAATTAGGAGTAGACAAATTATATAATGTTATTAATCCCTATGACTTCATGCAACTGATTAGTTTAGAATCCAAAACGAATTTCTTTGAGCGCCGCGTGCCCGATTATGCGCTTTCTACAAAAACCAATAAACAAGAAGCCTTTGATTTCGAGGAAGAATTCTAATCATACTGACCATGGACAGAAAGGCACATCCCGTTTAAACATATCCATAGATTAATAAAACTTCATAGAATGCTGTTGCAAAACAAGGGTAACAAGAAAGACATAAATTTGTCATTCCATCTTCGTACATATCTGAATCATGAACTCCCATTATATACTTTGAATTAATTTAAATATTAATATTGAAATTAATTATTTCTTATAAACCAGCACTAAACTAACAACATCATTTAAAAGTTTCATTCGATATTCTGTAAAACCTTGGCGTTTCAAATAAGATGGCTCTAATTGTCTAAAACGATACTGAGTTTCAGTTTCATCAGATTTTTTAATCTTGTATCCATTGACAACTAACCAATCAAAAGCCTTATCTAATGGAATTTTATCCTTATTAAAAACAACAGATTGAACTTTATATTCTGACATTCCTTAATTATATAATATCTTAATATTAAAAATCATATAATTTTAACGCACCTATTGAAACCTAAAAAAGCATGGAGTCAAAGAGGAACGGCAGTTCCTTTTAATCTTTTCCAAAATCGCTGGGACTTAATCGTTCATTAAAATCCTTCCTAAACTTAAGTTCAGAATTAGTTTCATCTACATCGATTAAAAGGAAGTGAAGCTTTTCCTTAGTTGCATACTTATACATTTCCATCAATTGTTCTTTTGAAGCACCAATAGCAAATTCTGAAAGCATAAGGTTCATTGAGCGTTTATTACCAATTCCAAGAATAATAGCATAGTTACAATTTTGTCTAATAATAATTGGAATCTTAAAGTAAGACTGTGAGAGATAAATGACAGTTACATTTTGCTTCCTACACCTTATGTAATACTCACAAACCTGTTCTTGGTTTTTAGCTAGCACAAGATCATCTATAATAATTAGATGACTTTCATCTTTATCGAATTTATTTAATGCTGGTAATGTATGAAGACCTTCTGTGATCTGAATTGCTGGTGATTTCATTTTTAAATATGAATATAAGGGCTCATCAGCATCTCGTGTAATAATTTGAATGCTACTAAAGGTTCCCTTACCTTGTGAGCACATTGAAATAAAATTAATTACAAAATTTGTCTTACCTGATCCACTAGGAGCAGAGACACAAATTCTTGCAGGAAGTTTAATTCCATGTATATTGAAATTTGGATTATCACTTTTTCGTAGAAGTGACTGGGGCATTTTTTCGTACATATTACAAACTGACATGTTATATTATATAAATATTAAATTCTAAAGTTAATATATATAATGGCCGAATATCCCCCACCACAAGAGAACACTCCTATATTTAACAGTCAAGAATTTCTAATACCCTTAAATGCTACGATAACTAAAGCAGAGGCTGACGCAGCTTATCTAGCACGAACAGGTGTAGCATCGAGTAATGCTTCTATTACCGCATTTGCAGGTCAGGTTCAAGTATCCCCACCAGCAGCTAATACAGGAACAAATGGCTTACAGGTCTCGGCTGCTATATTTGGACGCAACGATACAACTGCAAACTCATTTACTGGAACATTGGGCTATACATATCATCCTCTTGGTTGGACTATTATTATGAACAAGGTAATTGCGACGCTACCAAGTGCTGCTACTAGTAACATTATCACATTCGGAACTGCTAATACAGAATTTTCTACTTTATCCAATGGTCTATGGATGTTAGGTTGTAATATTAGTAACT